GGATACCTACAGCGAAGAGTAATTTCTACGCTAAAAGCTTTGGCATGTCGGGTGAGGTCATATTTAGAGCAATCATCGTCAGTGATCACATGATCAGGATGTTGTTCCAAAAAGAGTTCTTGCTCTTTACGCATTTCATCTATGCCTCCGTACTGCCAAACAGTCCCCACCGCGCACCAAGGAAGCTCCTTGAGCGCGTTAGAGAAGTTATCACAATACAACTTGCCAGTAATATCCGACAGAACTCCAACCATGTAGAAAACACGGCTTTTATGAGCCATGATGGCTTTCAACGTGGTGAGTTCGGATTTTGGTGCCAAAGTGTAGGGCTCAATCCAATTAAAGAAAGGCCCATCGGTCATATAGGTGTTCAACCACCATCGGAAGAGAACGTGTTCATGCACAGTTCCCTTATCCTTGAATCCATACCACTTCCATATTCGGCCAGGGGATGAATCAGGGGTGTATTTAACTTTCCCATCACATTTGGCGGCATGCTTACGGAAGTGCTCCCCATAAGCAGCATCCCACTCAACAACAAATTCAGACACAATATCTGTATATGTGTCATCCTCCCAAAACTGGACCCAAAAATCGTCGATCAAACCCTTATCAGGGTGATCTTTATATACATTGGAAGTATCGATGATATAATCAAAATTCTTTTGGAGGCTTTCAGCGTCTCCTTGATACATTCTATACTCCTCTAATTCCTCTGGAATAGGAGTGCATATGGGGTCTATTGGTTTGGCTTTGCTGTTGAATGGACGCCCTCCTGCCCAAGGGGCTTCGGATGTGAACCAATACAATCCGGGAGGGCTTCGAAGTTTAAATATTTGAACGTCAAAATGAGGGTCTCGTCTTGGTATTTACCTAAAGTAATACCAGAAACACCCATTTTGTCGTTATCAAAACTGTATATAGGTGACCCAGACGATCCTGCATCACGGGAGGTACAAAAATTTGTGACATACATAGATTCACATGTACCCGGAACTTGACGTTTACCCGTGATGTAGGTACTAACAAAACTCTTATCTTTCTCGTCACGAGAAATCCCGAACCAACTTCTGTCGGTATTGCGACACAAATCATGCGATCGTGCGCTTTTCAGTTTGGGATGAAAGAGTAGCATAATGTCAGACCTACGGCCTCGCTTCGATTTGTCATTATAGCAGTATTTGCAATGACAATCGGCATAACATAGTTGAACTTGTTCCCC